ATCGTGATTATCATGGACATGGCACACATGTTGCAGGAACTGTTGCTGGTAAATTATATGGTTGGGCTAAAAATGCAAGAATATTTGCTCTTAAAGTTAATGGGCTAGAAGGTTCTGGAGATTCTGGAACTGGAATATCAATCACAGACTGTTTTGATGTAATTAAACTTTGGCATCGAAATAAACCTATCGATCCAACTCTTGGTAGAAAAAGACCTACAGTTGTTAATATGAGTTGGGGTTATGGAACAAATTTTGTTAATATTAATGGTGGTTCTTATCGTGGAACTATATGGTCAGGTTCAAGTAAAAACACAGCGTATGGAATGACAGGATCTTCAAATAGACATCCTGTTCGTGTAACATCAGTAGATGCTGATATTGAAGAACTAATTGATGAAGGTGTAATTGTTTGTATTGCTGCTGGTAATGAATACACTAAAATTGATATTCCAGGTGGATTGGATTATGATAACTATTATAATAAAATTGGAGCTGGTCAAGTTTATTATAATCGTGGCATGAGTCCACATTCTTCTGAAGCAATTATTGTTGGTTCAATGGACAGTGTAGTTTATAATTCTACTACTGATCAAAAATCAGTATTTTCTAACGCTGGACCAGCAGTAGATATTTTTGCTGCAGGTTCTAATGTTATGAGTTCTTGTAGTACGATAAATGAATTTGGTGGTAATGCATCTACATATCATTTAAATAGCACCTACAGACAAGCAAATATATCAGGCACATCTATGGCAACACCACAGATTACTGGTATTACGACTTTATTTTTGCAGAACAATTTAACTGCAACTCCTGCTCAAATAAAAAGTTGGATTAAAACAAAAGGCACATCTACAATCTACAGTACAAATTTAAATAATGACTATACAGATCAAAGATCTCAATGGGGTGGTGATACAAAAGTAGTATGGGCATCAACCACTGCTGGTCCAGATGTAGTTCCAGGAACTGGTATTAGTTTTTGGAAAGGTACTGGTGGTAAGATAACAAATCTAGCGATGCGTAGAGTTCCACCAAGAGTGTTACCTGAGTTTCAAAATTATGGATTTGAACAAGGTATTAGCGGATGGAGAGTTCTATCAAGAAGAGTTAGGTTAAATGGTAATTCTGTTATTGCTGGATACCCAACACCAACAGATCCTACTCCAACTCCAGGTGGTGGTCCAGGAGATGTTTTATCAGTGACAACAGAACCATCATTTAGATATACTTTAGAAACTGTAGATAAACCACCATCTGGTGGTACTCAATGTTTAAGATTAACAATGGGAAACCCAACACAAGGAATTATTTCTGCTGGGGGAATTATGTATGGTCCAGCAGTTTATAGTGATTTTTCCGTACCATTTGATATTGGTGACACAGTTAAATTTTATTGGAAAGCATTAGCAGGTGGAGATGCATATAATGTATATTCATACCTTGTGAATCAAAACACTGGTGCAGTTATACAACTATTAGATGTAACTGGTCCAAATGCTAATCAAGGAACTAATTGGGCAGAAGTATCAAGAACATTTGTATCTGGTGAACAAGGAAATTATTCTTTTGTTTTTATTGCTGGATCTTGGGACTCTACATTTGGTACAGTAATTGGTGGAGAATTATTGCTAGATAATATTCAGATAGTTAAATCAACTGGATTATTGACTACTAGTGATTCAAATAGCACTAAAGCAGACAACAACTTAATAACAGCGGACTCGGACTAAAATGGCTAAACAAACAATTAATATCGGAACAACTGCTAATGATGGCACAGGTGATGGTTTAAGAACAGCGTTCGGTAAAGTTAATGATAACTTTAATGAACTTTATACTGGCACTGCAATTACTGTTCCATGGAATAATGTTAGTGGTAAACCAACATTTTCTTTAGTGGCAACTTCTAATTTATATTCAGATTTATCTGGTAAACCATCACTAGCAACAGTAGCAACTTCTGGTGCTTACGCAGATTTATCTGGTAAACCTACAATTCCCACTTTACTTAGTGAATTAACAAATGATAGTAATTTTATAACTTCAAATAATATTACAATTAATGATAGTGAATTAAAACTAGATGGTGGTAATGGAACATATTGGCTAGGACAAAGTGGTGTAGCTCAAGTTGGAGATGAACAAGGTGGTATTTATCACACAACATCTACATCAACTAACGCATTATTTACATTTGGAGTAAATGGTTCTGGGACAATGAGTGTGGGTGTTGAGGGTAGTTTGTTTATTGGAACAGCAAAACCATCAAATGATGGTGGAGTAAACAGTGCATTTCCAGGATGGTTAGTTGTTCAAAATGGTGGTAAATTTGGTGCTGGTATTGATGTTATTGGTGATGTAAATGTTAGTGCTATTTTAAAAGTAGACGACGGCATTCATGAAAAATATCAATCTTTAGCAGATGCAACTGGAGTTGTAACACATGATTGTTCATCTGGATACATTTTTTATCACACTAGCCCAGATGCCAATTGGACTGCAAATTTCACAAATATTAATCTAAGTGCCAATTATGTTACTTCGTTAACGCTGGTAATAAACCAAGGAGGAACTGGGTATTATCCAAACGCAGTGCAGATTGGTGGAGTTGCCCAAACTATTAACTGGCGAGGTAATTCAACACCAACACCAAGCACTAACAGAATAGATGTTGTTACATTTAGTATACTTTACAATGGAACAACATATATTGTTCTTGGACAAATGACAGGATTCTAAAGTGTTTAATCACGATATGGATATTAAATGTTAAATAATCAAGTATTCTATCACGGAACTATTCGCAAATGCATTGTTGCATTTGGGTCTTTGTTCAGTGATATCTATATCGATCGTAAACAAGGTGATTCCGTAACAGGAACTACAATCCAGCGTTTACAGATCCCTCTTGCTTACGCTCCAAAAGAAAAATGGATTGTTCGTTTAGAGCAGGATCCAGATTTAACTAATAATACATATACTTCTTTACCAAGAATGTCTTTTGAAATTCTTGGGTATAACTACGATTCTACTCGTAAATTAAATCGTATGCAACAGATTAAATGTGGTGATGGCACTAATACAATGGATGCTATATACACTCCTGTTCCATACAATATTGATATCTCTCTTTATATTTTAACTAAAACTCAAGAAGATGCTTTACAAATTTTAGAGCAAATTTTACCTACATTTACTCCTGAATATACTCTTACACTTAATGCTGTTCCAAGTATGAATGTTAAATTAGACATTCCTATTATTTTAAATAGCGTTACTGCTTCAGATGAATATGATGGAGATTTCCAAACTCGTAGATTTGTTACTCATACATTAACATTTACAATTAAAACTAATCTATTTGGTCCAATGGCTAATAAGAAAGTTATTGATGAGGTTAATGCAAATATTGGACAAAACGAAGATTTTAGTAATCCAAACAGAATTTACACAGCACAGGGTAATGTTACTACTGCCACTGTAACTTCTGAGACTTGGGAAGATAATTTTTAACTATGGCTGAAATTTATAATGCGAATTCGAATTTAAAAGCAGCTGGTGTTGAAGTTCAGTTTACTCCTGACGATGTTAAGGAGTATATGAAGTGTGCAGCAGATCCAATTTATTTTATTGAAAACTATTGCTATATTGTTACACTGGATCACGGATTACAATTATTTAAACTATACGATTGTCAAAAGAAAAAGATTGATGTAATCCACAATAATCGTCGTGTGATTCTTATGGAAGGTCGTCAGCAGGGTAAGACTACAACTTCTGCTGCGTACATTCTTTGGTATACATTATTTCAACCAAATAAAAATGTGGGTGTTCTAGCAAACAAAGCAACTGCTGCACGAGAAGTTCTAGATCGTTATCAAACGATGTATGAATTACTTCCTAAATGGATGCAACAAGGTGTTACTACTTGGAACAAGGGTGACATTGAATTAGAAAATGGTTCTAAAGTATTTACTGCTGCAACTGGCAAATCTGGTATTCGTGGTAAATCTGTGAATTTATTGTATGTTGACGAAGCTGCAATTATTCCAAACAATGTTGCAGAAGAATTCTTTACATCAGTTTACCCTACAATTTCTGCTGGTCAGACTACTAAAATTCTTTTAAGTTCTACACCACTTGGTTATAATCATTTCTGGAAGTTTTGGAATGATGCTGAGAATGGTCGAAATGGTTTTGTTAATCTGTTTATTCCATACTGGGAAATTCCAGGTCGTGATGAAGCATGGGCGAACGAACAAAAAGCCATGCTTGGTGAACTTAAATACAATCAAGAGGTATTGTGTAAGTTCTTAGGATCTAGTTTAACTCTTATTAATGCAGATATTATCGCACAAATGAGTGTTGCAAATCGAGTTTATGAAAAAGATGGACTCGATGTTTATGTAGAGCCACAAGTTGGTCATACATATTGTTTAGTAGCCGATGTGGCTAAAGGAGTTGGTGGGGACTATTCTGCATTTCAAGTTATTGATATTACAGAAACTCCTTATCGATTAGTTGCAAAGT